CTAATTTGTGCAAACATATCTTCAAAGTATGTACCGTATGAACTGTAACCACTAACAAATCTAGAACCTGCTTTTGTTTTAAATTGAGTATCTTTACCTAAGTATCTTGCTAAAGATAATATGTTAGCAATTCTACCTGCATATCTATCCATATTATTAGCATAACTCATATCATAAGTTTCTATTCTTTGAGCAATTTTTTTATCGCCAATCATACCACCAACTTTTTTTAAGAAATCAGAATCATCTGTTATCTTAATAGCATCGCCTGCTTCATCTAAGAAATACACAGGGTCTAAATCAAAAGTTCTACTATATTGAACACCGTATATTCCATTTCTTTCTGTGTTTTTACCTAACCTTTTTAACAAATCTTTAAGTCCGTCTTCACTTAGACCTGGATTTTTTCTTCTTAAATCTTCTATAGTTCTATAATAAAGGCTGTCGTTTTTGTTTATAAAGTCAAAAAAATTAGAGCTAACAGTCAAAGGCATAAAGTCTTTTTCACTTATCCAAGCAACAGAAGTTCTTTTTCCATTAACATATTTAGTAACAGGTACACCATATTTAATAGCTAGGTCGTCTATTGCTTTCATAGTTTTTGTGTGCTCATTAGCTGCAGCTTTCACTTGAGTAATCATTTTTTTATCATAAGCTAATAACTTGTATTTAAATTTAGGGTCTATTAATCCAATCATAATCTCACTAAAATCATTATCTGATATTCCAAAAATACCAGCCCCTGTTACTCTCTTTCTTATTTGTTCTTGTATAACTCTCATAGTATAGATACTGCTTTTTATTTCTTCTGAGAAGGCTTCTTTACGTATCATACGGTCTCTAAAACTTTTGAACCCGTCAAAGCCAGTAACATTATAAAGAGTATCATACTTTCTATATAAAGGTAAAAGCTTTATACTACTTAGATATAGAGGGTCTAAAACTTCATTTAGTAATACATCGTCAATGCTTTTAATACCTGATTGTAATTTACTAACAAATAATTCTTCCTCATCAAGACCACTTAGTATTCCTCTATATGAAGTAATTTCATCTTTTGTAAGTTGAGATGTTTTAGTTTTACCAAACAATAAAAATTTAAGTGCTCTGTGAGCACCAGTTGCGTCAGGGTTACGTAAACCATTATCTAGTTCAGTTCTTCTTATTAAATTTTGTAAACCTAACTGTACATCATCTGCGTCTTTTAGTCTAGAAGCACCAATTAATTCCATAAAATCTAATTCATTTTTTAATTTACTTGGGTACTTAGCGTTCTTAACAATTTTGTTTATAGCATATTGGCTACCGAAAGCAATAACTCTACCACCTTCTAACTCAACCATTTCTATATCTATATCTTTAAATTTTGCAGGATTAGCTACAGTATATTTCTCATCACCCTTAGCAGGTCTTTTACTTATAGTACGAACACCTGTACCAGGCGTAGCTCTTTTCTTTGTTACGCCACCTCTGAATATTGTTTCACCAATGGTAGTTGTTCCTGGAACTCTTGAGTGATAGATTACTTTATCTATTTCTAAATCATTTTTAGAACCTTTTTTTCTTACAATCTCTAACATACCTTTATTAGTTTTAACGTGAGTTTGACCTGTTAATCTACCAATAGTTATGGCATCTTTATCTTTTAATCCTTTAACAATAAAACTATTAAACACATCTTTCATAGATGAGTCTGTAGAAATTTTCATAATATCTTTTTCTTTATATCCCAAAGAAAGTATCTCTCTTATCAAAGCGTCTTCTGCATTTTCACCTGGTCTAATAGGTAAATTAAATTTGAAACCACCGTTTACTGCACTTACTATTCCCCAAGATTTATTTTCACTAAAAGTTTTTACATCTTTATCTGTTTTAAAGAAACTTTTTTTATTTCCTTTAGCATCTATATTGTTTCTTACTCTAATAATCTCATCAGATGTGTTGGTATAAGTAGCATAGAAGTCATCTAAATTTTTTGACTTAGTAACAACCTCACCTTTTTTATTTTTGTTTGTTTGTTTACCACCTCTATTAAAAGAGTCATAGTATACTTTAAAAGTATCTGTCTCTTTATCGTAATCTATCTTTTTAAATTTTGCAAAAGCACCTGACTTACTTGTATACTTTATACCTGCATATTGTAAGCTCATATTTTTAAAAGCATCTTCCATTTTTACAAGAGCAGCTTTAGATAATTGGTTTATACTTCCTTCATCTGTTCTATCACCAAATGCTCTTAAAGAGTTTCCTAATTGATTTCTAGTAACCTTAACAGATGTACCATTTATAATAGAACTAAATGCACCCATAGCTAATCCGTTACCAATTCTTTCACCAAAGGTAGCCTCTGAGCTGTTTAATGCAGCAGAGGTAAACCCAGCAGCAAAGCCACCAGAACTTCTAACAGCTACTCTCTTTGCTAAGTCTTGATACCTAAGAGATTGTAATCCAAGTCTGCTATAAAAATATCCACCAGCAGCATCAAAAGGAATTGCTTTTAAATTTTTCATAATATCAAAATCTTCTTCGCTTTGTAGTTGTTTAGCTGTAGCAGATATTTGTCCATAGCCTGTAAAGATACCAGCTTCTTTAGCAACAGTTCTTCCTACAAACATTTTTAAAGCTTGCTCAGGATTATCTGCTGCTAGATTCATAAACTTATCTACGCTTTTATTGTTCATAAGTTTTAAACCATATCTAGTTGAATAAGTTGTACCTAAACCTGCATTAGCTAAAGCTAAAGATTTTTCACCTGACTTCCATAATTTACCAGCAGTGCTCAAAGCTTTATATCCTTTAGTAGAAGCACTTAAAGCTGCTGCACTTAGAGTTGCAGAGCCACCTGTAAGAGCATTTAATCCTAAATGTACAGTAATCATACCTGCTGCACCACCTACAAATCTACCTGCCTTTCTTTTAAATCCTGGTAATTCTGTAAAACCAACTTCAGGCTGTATGAATAAACCCATAGAACCAAACCCTTCTAAAGTAGCGTCAAAGAAACCACTAGGCATTTTCTTTAAATCAACAGGTTGTCCAACTATATTTTGTGCAGTTTTGTCGTAAGTAGGTTCCTGTATATTTGCTGAAGGTATATTAAATCTAGATGTGTTATTAGGTTTAGTAGGTGTTGTAGGTTGAGCACTTAAATTATTGTTAAATGCTGAAGGTATTTTAAATCTAGAAAGAAAGTCTTTTTCTTTTTCTTCTTCTTGAGATTTGTTTTGACCAAATGCAGAAGGAATATTAAATCTACCAACTATGCTCATAGTCTACGATTCTTGTTCAAATAAATATAAAGCTTGGTCTTCAGGAATCTCTTTCATAGTGCTGTCTGATATGGCAAAAATAAAATACTTAGGTACATTATCTACTAGTTGGTATGCTAATATAGCATTTCAACTTTAACTTTCTTTTGATTTGCAGGTAAATCTGGTGCTGTTATAATCTTTGGTGCATTAGACATTTGAGCTCTTAATGTAGATACTCTATCACTATTTGATATTTGTACACTGCCACCTAAGTTTTGATTTATAGCAGTAGAAAGTTGTAAAGCTATATTCTGCAAATTGTTAACTACTGTAGGATTAGCAAACGCTATAAACTCAGGGTCAGATAACATAGATGTTAAACCTGCTAAAGATTGTGCGTCTTGTATTTTATAACCTTTTTCCATTTGAACATTACTTAAATAAGTACTTATCATACTCTTAACCTGTTCAGGATTAGTAGCTTGTCTAAGAGTTTTAACAAAAGTATCAGTGTCTGATTTTTTAAGACCCATACCTTCGTAATTTTTTTCTATAAAATCAGCATAACCTTCAATAGCTAAATCACTTAAAATTTCAGTACCTTCTTCTTCTAAAAGTTTTACTTGTTTTTTGTAGTAAGCTGAATCATTGTTAGTGTTTAAAGACAAATTGTTTTCCATTTGACCTATTTTATCTATCTTTCTTCCATAAAAATCTAAATTTGATTCGCCTTTATTTTGTTCCATAGCTCTGTATTCTGTCATACTTTCACCATAAGTTTTAATATACTGAGAATCTTTTTGAAGTTGTTGATTTTTATTTGCAGCTACCTTTTTATATACATCTGTTGTAAATAATTCTTCATCTAATAAAAAACTTAAGTCTGAATCTAAATATCCTGGACTTGTAATAGCGTTGTTAGCGTTTTCACTTAATCCTTCATATTTAATTTTGTCTTCTTCTAAATCAAATAGTCTCTGATTATTCGCTTTGTCAGCATTAATCTTAGCTTGTTCCATATCTAGTTTTTTATTTTGAAACTGTGCTTCTTGAGCCATTGCAGCAATATCTCCTGGTAGCTGTCCTAAAGCAGCAAACGCTGTATTAAGAGTGTCAGCTTCTGCTAACTTGTTTGCAGCTGCACTGTTTACAAAACTTTTCATTACATTTAAATTTTCAAATAACTTTGCCATATTTTATCCTTGTTCCTCTGCGTCATCTTGGTCTGTTGAACCTTCATATTGGTCATCATCATCTGCTGGTTCAAATAAATCTGCTAAATCTGCTAACTTTAATAAGTCTCCTCTTTGTGAAGTTTCTAATCCTGTAAGATACTGTCGAGCACTTCTTACTTTTCCTAGTATTTCTTCGTTAATATTATATAATCCTCTACCAAAATCTGATTGAACACCAGCAAATCTAGTTGCTGCTTGGTCACTTACATCTCCATAAATATTTCTACCTAAAGCAAAACCTCTTTTACCTTCCATACCTCTAGCTTGTTCAAGACTTCTAAATAAAGAATCTCTTAAAATACCTTCTGACATATCTCGAGCACCTTCTAATTGAGATGTTCTTTCCTGACGCATAAACTGATACATTTCATTATCAGGGTCAGCTGCATCATAAATGTCTTGTGGGATTACAGACACGAATCGAGTAAGTTTCTCTAGTTCAGCTATATCTGCATCAGGAAAGAAAGATTGTAATAATTCTAAAGGCGTTTGTCCAGGTTGTTCTCCTGCAGTTTCATTATCGTCGCCACCCATACCTCCATTTGCATCTGGGTCTCCGTATTGTGTACCTCCTGTAGGTTCATCTCCTGTTTCTGGGTCTGGTACAAGGTTTGGCATAGTAAAAGTTTCTGAAGTTACTGGGTTTGGTTGCCCTAATAAATTACCAGAACCAAGTCCAGCAGCATTACCTGGTGCAACTTGATTAGGATTTGTTTGTTTAAACATTGCCTCTATGTCGGGCATTTTATAGGGTTTAATTGCCACTGTATAACCCCGAATAATAACTTTCTATGTTTAATGCGTCACTAGAACTTCTGTATAAATCTAGCATTGAATTGTACTCATTTACAAACATATCAGGTGCACCGTCAAAATATCCTGGAATATTATTAAAAGTATATCGTTCGTCAAAACTTAACACTCTCATTAAACCGTCTTCAAATATATTACGGCTATCACCTTTATTTACTAAAGTATCAAGAGCAAAAGTTCTTTGCTCTTTTGTTAAGTTTGCAATACCGTTAGGAACTTCATCGAATACACTTTGTAAATCTTCAGTAGGAACGTCTGTAAATCCTATGCCTGGAACGTTTCTACCTAATTTAGCAGCTTCTGCTACGGGGTCTGCTGCTGCTACTGGTGTTGCAGCTGATTTAGTAATAGCATCAGATAGTGCTCCTAAAGTCTCTTCAGTTCCTCTACCTCCAGTAGAAAGGTTAACTACATCTTTAATATAATCCATACCTTTATACTCTCCACCAGCATCAGTAACAATTTGTTGTACGTCTTTTAAATTTACTTTTTCTATTGTGTCGCCAACTGGTACATCTACTTGTAAATTATCAAGCACTGCCATTGTTCCTAGGTTTGTAATAAATTGACCACCTGATTGTAAAACTTGAGTTTGTTCAAAAGATTTGTCTTCAAACTTTAAAGCAGATTCAAATTCTTCTAACTGTTGATAGGCATCTTTTTCTTTACTTTTTAAAAAAGTCATATCACCACGAACTCTATCAGGTAAGTTAGCTTTAATTCTTTTAAATCCTCCAGCTGCTGCTCCACCAACTAAAGAACCTGCTGCAGGTAATGCTGCTCTAGCTGCTAAACCTAAAGCTGGATTTGCTAATGCAACAGCAGTTCCAAGTAGTCCACCTACTAATCTACCTAGTCCTGTTGATTTCTTTTTACTATTTAATTTTGCTAAGGCTTTAGCACCTCTTTCTTGTAGGTCATCAATAAATCCACCAAGTATTCCTTTGTCTTTTAATGCTCGAGTACCTGTTTCAAATTGTTTTTTACTTGCGTCAGCTTGAGCTTCCATTTGAGCTAAAGAGTATTCTTCAAATGCTTGTTGTCCTGGTGTGTTTTGGTACGACATATATTATGATTCCTTACTAAATTTGTAATCCCTTGTTAATTTATTAAATACTTAGTTGCCATTTCTACTGTTATTTTGGTATAATATTACCACTATCTACTACTGCTTCTCCAGTTTGAGCTGTAGAATCTGCAGTTGCTGGAAGAGTTGTATATAAATTTTTATCTTCTGCTATTCTTACACCTTCTTTAATTACTTTTACAGCGTTTTTCTGTGGTCTTTTAACATCTGAAAACTTTGCAAAAGTTTCTAACTCTCTATGGTCAGCTCTTTTGTATTCCATTTCAAATAGTTTACCAAATTCTTTTCTTATTACTTTTAATTTACCGTTATGGTATTGTAATATTTCTTCACCGTTCTTCATACTACCAGTGCTCACAGCACCTTTCTTGAGCACCTTGCTTGAGCCTGATGCTTGTGTAGCTTTTGTTCTCATTATCTAACTCCCTTAGGTCTAGTAATAATAGTTATATCTTGTATTTCAAAATCTGTAGCTGTAACTCCAGCTATTTGTAATTGTATAGATTTTTTAAAAACAGGTGTAGCAATTACGAATTCTTGTGTTGTAAGACTAGATTGATTTAACCTATTAGTACTAGCATCACTAGTCCCACTAGAATCAAACTTATTAGTAAAGCTTGTTTCATCATTATATCTAGCACGTAAATATAAATTAGTATTATTATTTTGATAAGTAAGATATACAGAGTAATATTTTTTATCTACTGATTCTATTCCTGATGTTATATCTGGTGTTTTTATATCTATTGTTTGAGCACTTAATGTATCTACATCAAAAAATTTAAGCTTATTATTGTTATCACTATTTGCTGTATCATCTACAAATGTACACAATTCATTATTTAATAATATAAAATTACTTATAGGTCTATTGTCAGCAACACCACCCATACTTAAAACATTATCTTCATCTACGTTTACAAAAGATTTTGTTTGTAAATCATAAATATATCCAGCATCTGCAACATTACCACAATCTTTAACAACTAACACTTGATTTCTTTTTGGTATAAAACCTACCATAATATTGTCGTTATTTAAATTTGTTCTCCACGTTTTTTCTTTTATAGGTTCTGATAGTTTTTTAATACCTCTAGAAAATGCAAACAATCCGTGCTCATTAGCCCACATAATACCTAAGTCTGTTTTTACTACAGCATTAGGACTAGTTACTCCACGATTTAAAAACTCTCCTTCAAGATACCAACCTGCATCTGTGTTAGAAGATATGTTTATAATAAATAGTTTATTCTTTTTATAGACGAATAATCTATCTCTAAATTCTAATAATTTTATAATCTCATCTCCGTCATTAGCACCTATATCTATAAAATATGTTTGTGGAAATGTATCATATCTCAATGTAGGACTATATTG